GATGAAGCTGTCTGGTACACAGATAATCCATCTGCTTGGTTATCTTTAATTGTAATCTTGTTTGCGTTTATGTTTTCTAAGTTCAGAGTTTTGCAAGTATTTCTATTAAAAATTAACCTACCTATCTCAATTCTGGTATTGTTTCCATCAATTAAGATTGCCTCTGTTTTGCCTGTAGGAAGTGTTGAGCCTTGCCCATTGGTTGTAAAAGAAGTTGCTACGTTTACATTAGATATATCAATAGTTTCTACTGGAGTATCATTTAAAACTACTCTTAAAGTGTTAGTTGTAACTTCATTCTTAAACTGTTCTTCTAGTTCAGAGTTAGGTATTTCTGATGGTGCAAGATATACACCTGCATCACGATTACTAAACGATCTTTCTGCTAATATAGTTTCGTTTACAACTACACCAGTACCTACAGTAGAACCAACAGCTAAGAAACTCATAGCCATCTGTGGACTAAATCCTAGTTTGAGAAGCATATTGTATGGACTTGCCAGAACTTGAAAGAACCTGTGCCACTTCTTACTTTCTTGATCTAGGTAATCAACCTTAGCCATTACATAATCTCTAATGATAAGGCCTTTCTTATAGGCTTGTATTGAAAGTAAAACTGGAGAATATAGAATAGAAAATATCATTCTTTTAAATGCTTTTGCAATCTCAAAGAAGAATCTTCCAAAACCTTTTACAACCTTTACAGGTATTCCTGCTATTGTTTTGATTGCTTTTATTATCTTTTTCATCTTGAATATATTTCTCCAATCACAATTATTGCTGCAAGGCATACGCCAAGACCAACAACTGTGGCTGTTATTTCTTTCTTTACTTTCTTCCTACTCACTTTCCAATACTTTCATGCCTAGTGCTATTATACCACCAACACATCCAGTTGCTATTTCGTTGTACTCATAGACTATTCCAATGCTTGATAATATACCTAGAACAATGATTGCTAAAAATATTTGTGGTCTAAGTTTTCCCATCATTTCTTTTTCTTCCTTCTAAGTTTCTTAAAGTCTGCACCTGTAATCTTGTTTCTTGGAGGTGCAACTCTAGCTATCTTCATCTGTGCCTTACTGTATTTCTTTTTACCTTTTGGTTTTGGCATTACTTCTTTCCTTTCTTTTTCTTGTGTCTTTTTGCGAAGTTTCTGGCAGCCTCTTTACTACCAAATCCCCATGCTTTAAGAGCTAACTTGAGTCTAGTAGGTCTACCTTTCTTGTCTTTGAGAGGGCCTGCCATGCCACCAAATCGTGCAGCAAAGCTAACTCGTCTAGGGGATGTACCTGATTTAAGTGGTCTTTTGAGATTTGATCCTTCAGTTCTTTTGAAAAACTTTCGGCCTGCTTCGTTTAGTCCACCTTTTGGATTCTGATATTTCTTCTTAGGCATTTCTTACAGCCTTCCTTACTTTTCTGGAGTATTTAGCACGACTACCTACGCCACCAGCCTTACGTTTCTTACGATTACTTGCAGCTTTCTCTGCTGCAGTCATCCTGTCACGCACTGATTTTGGTAAGTATCTGCCTCGTTTGCTTTTAGGTTTCTTTTCGTCACCCTTAGTAACATAACCCCAGTTCTGCTTACTCCATTTAGCAAGAGATTTCTGTGACTTTTTTCTAGCCACGATAACCACCACCCTTAGCTTTATACTGCCTTGCTAACATTTGAGCCTTTCTTGCAGACCATTTACCCGGTGCACCACCTTTAGATCCACGCTTTATCTTTTCAAATAAACGCTTTCTCATAGTGGGCTTGGTGTAATTACCAGCCTCATTTACACGAGACTTGGTTTTCTTTTTAGTTGTTTTTTTTCTACTTGCCATTTCCTTTTAGTATACCTAGTCCATTTTTACCTGCAAGAGTAAGCCACTCTTGAGGAGTAACCTTGCCGTCTTCAAGTATATCTGCAAATAGGTTTCCTATTCTTACAAGCTCTTCTTTTTCATCTACATTTTTAAGTGTAGCCAAGAAGAACTTAACGATATTCTTGTATGGTTGAGGCATCAAAGGTAGTAACGATGTAAATAGTTTCATCTTCCTACTGCTTTCTGTGATTGTTTGTGGGCTGCTGAGAACGAAGCACCCTTAGACATTCTTTTCTTCATGTCTCTTAGATGCTTTGCTGTGTGGTGTTTGCCATGTTTTTTCATAGCTTGCTGTTGCCTAGCTGTAAGGCCCGTTAGACTAACACCTTTAACTTTAACTGTTTTTGTTTTACTAGCCATTTACTTTCTCTTCTTTTTTTTCATTCCGTTTTTTTTCTTCTTCATTCCCATCCCTTTTCCCATTTTCTTTTTGGTTGTGTGGTAAGGCATTATCTGCTCCTTTTATTAGTTTATTTGCTTTGATCATTTGCAGTTCTAGTTCTTTTATTCGCAGGTCACGAACTGCTAACAGAGTGTTTAAATCTGCTATTGCATCTATATATTCTTGTTCACTTGGCATCTTATTTTTTAACTCCATTTAACTTTTTAAAATCTTTAGGGTCTAATATATGTTTATAATCTTTATTAATTGTTGCTAAAGGACCAAGCACATTTAATACTTCTGCTTGATTACTACCTTGCGTAAGTGTTACTGCTCGTTTCTGTAATCTAATTTCCATAGCTTCTTTGCCTGTTTCAAAATTATATACATCAGTATTATCAAAACTGCCATCATCAAACTCTTTTTTTAATTTTGACCACAGTTTAATTTCTCTGTATCTGTCCTTTGCTACTCGCAATAAACCACTTAAACCAAATTCAAGTTCATCAATTTTTATTTCTAACCTTCGTTTTTGATATGTGTTAGTTTCTTTTTGATATTGTTCTTTTGCTTCTTCTATATCAATAATTAGGTTTCTGTAAGCAAAAGAATCTTGGGTTAACTGTTCATACATAACTGCTTGTTCTCTTACACATTGCCAATATTTAGTAGCATTTGTAGGTTGTTTACCATCTTGCAAGACAGAGTATCTCATTTCAGCTTCTGTTCTATATATTTGGTTTTTTTCTACATTTTCTTCTAGCTCTTGTTTTAATTCTGCTAGTTCTTTGTTTTGTTCATCTGATAAAACTGGAAATTCATTCATTTACAATACTCCAATATGTGTCTATATCTGTTAATGCTACCATGCTTGATTTTTCTGTACCATATTCAATCGGTCTATTATCGTCATCATGTTCATTTTCTACATAAGTTTTCCATAATGTTTTTGCTTGTGCTTCTGTCTTTTCTGTATAGCCAGTATTATTTGCTAACCACCTGTTTAAACTGCCACCCTCTTGTAATTTTACTAAAGTAGGTGTAAGTATCTTAGGTTTCATGCCATTGTATTGTCCTGTAGTAAATGTAAAAGTATTTGTAATTGTGTAATATTTTGCCATTATCTATCGTAAAGACTAATTCTTGTTGATGCGTTACTATATCCACTACCACCTTCACGTCCACCAAATTGTGCAGTAGCTATACTTCCTGCTTGTGTTGTTGAGTTACTTGAACCATTTGGATAACTATGACTACCACCAGTTGACCAACTACCACCACTAAATAATTGCATAGTTGAACTACCAGTATAATTTTTTATAGTGTGATAATGGTCATTTTCAGTACCACCACCTACACCACCACTACCTGATGCTGGTGCATTGTTACTACCTACACTCCAATTTGCTCCATCAAAGGAATAATGTTTATTTATGTTACCTCTGCTACAACTTGTTGAATGAGTTGAATAGTAGCCACAACTTATTCTTAATGAAGCATGACTTGAACCACCACCAAATTGATAAGCAGGACCATAAACAGCACCTATAAAATTTGCTTCTTCTGTCCAGCTAGCTTGATCCCACGACATGTGGTAATCAGCGTTCATATCGCAATTACCAGATGATGTACCACCTACAAAAGAAACATCACCTGCCGAAGTTCCATGTCCTGAACCACCTTGAAAATAAACTTTGCTAGGAGAAGCTATAGATGACCAACTTCCACTACCCATTTCATAAGCACTATTACCTGAAACATAAGAACCACTACTTGTTCCACCACCTACAACAGCACTTGTTGCTCCACCAGCACCTGCCATAATGCCTGATATACCAATAGTTTGTCCAGAACCTATTGTGTCATTTACACCATCGTATTCTTCCTCATCATTTTCTCTATCTGATAAACCACCTGTGCCATTACCACCAATAATTGCCATAGCAGACCTTGCTGAACCTTGTGCTGAAAAAAAATTACTTCTAGCAGTATTAAGTGAATCACCACTTGCTGACCAAGTACCAGCAGATAAACCTGTAAACTCTAAGCCATTTAATTTAGCTATATCGTTGTCTGTTTTACCATTAAACTTTTCAATGGTAGTTATTTCTTTTGCATTTACTTTTTCTATTTCGTTAGCCATTACGCATGCTCTATTTCATCTATACTTGGCATAATGAAAGCAGTATTTGCTGCTATTGCTACACCAATTCTTTGAACAATATCTCCATCTGCTGCTGTATCAGAAGCAGTTGTTGTTAATGCACCACTACTGCCTGTAATTATAATTGGAGAACCTGCTGAAAAACTATAAGTATCATCATGATAAATTCCTAGTGTTAGTATTTGTACTGTTGCACCAGAACTAACTGAAGACATTGCAATTCCTATTGCAGGTTTACCTGTAACGCTACTAAAATCAACATCTGGGTGTTGTGCTTTACCATTGCTGTCTACATATACTGCTTTACCCTCTGTTAAACTAGCACCAGCTTCCATTGTTATTGAAATACCATGACCAGAATGTTCATCTCCAAAGTCATGAGCTTCTGTAGAGCCACCAATTTTTATAACTTTTTGTTTTGATAAATTAATATCATCGTCAGCAGTAAAGCCACCAGTAAATGTAGCAGCCTGTGGGAATGTAACTCCACCACCATCTGCTATTGTTAGTGCATTATCTCCGTCAGTAAAGTCAATCGTTGCTGTTTCCACTGAACCACTTACATCTAAATTACCAGCTACACTAAGAACTCCATCTGCTAATGTCATTAAGTCTGTATCGTCAGTATGCCCAATGGTTGTGCCATTTGTAATTACATTGTCTACTGTAAGAGTAGTAAGTGTACCAACACTTGTTAAGTTAGACATAGAAGTTATCTCACTACCAAAATATGTAGCAAATGTTTCAACGCTAGTTTGTTTCATAGTGCCACCATCGTTAGTAACAATTCCATCTCCATCTGCTACTGCTGTTGTACCCACAGATGTATTACCATCCATAATATTAAGTTCTGTTGCAGTAGCGTCTACTGCTGCTAACTTAGTAAAGTCAGCTTGTACCAATCCTGATACACCATCAAGTAAATTAAGTTCCGTAGCAGTTGATGTAAGAGCTACATCTTCGTTTATTTTTGGTGATGTAAGCGTTTTGTTGGTTAGTGTTTGAGTTGTGTCATCACCAACTAAATTTGTAGCAGCAGCAGGTAATACTACTGTTACATTTCCAGAGTAAGCAGAGTGTGGTGATGCTTGTAATTGCGTGTAATGTGCGTTTGATGATTCACAGTAAAATCTTACATAAGACTCTGCACCTGCGTTCTTAATTGATATAGCACCTGACTCTATGTCTACACCATTAGAACCATCAATCCTTACTACACCTGTTCCGTGAGGTGTAAGTGCTATGTTTCTGTTACTAGCACCTGTTACTATTCCGTGTGTAAGTACATCTAAATCTCCACCAAGTTCTGGTGAAGTGTCCTCTACAACATTTGATATTGCACCTGATGTTGCTAAACCAGCTACGATAGCACTTCTAGATATCTTTTTCAAACCACCACCTGATGTGTCTACTGCTATGAATACATCATCATTTGCTACTGTAGATATTTCTGATAAATCACCAACTGCTGTTGATGCAAATGAACTTCCATTGGCAACCAATAAGTTACCAGAAGTGTTTGTTCCCATAGCCAAAGCATCTGTATTTACTGTGCCATCAAAATAGGCATCTTTAAATTCAAGTGAGCTTGTACCTAAATCAACATCGTTGTCTGTAACTGGTGCTAAAGCTCCATCAATTAACTTGATTTGATCTGCTGCTCCTGCTCTAAATATAATATTGTTATCTGTGCCAAAATCTATATCGTTATCAGCATCCCTACCTATTACAAGACTTGTGTTTAATATAGATGTAATTGCTGTTTCTGCACCACCAGTTAATACTGCTGTGCCACCAACTGTAATTGCATCAGCTTCTAGTGTTCCATCAAAGAAACCATCTTTAAATTGTAGAGAGGATGAGCCTAAGTCTATGTCATCATCTGTTACAGGTAATAATGCACCATTAGTAAGTTTAATCTGGTCTGCACCATCAGCTCTAAATAAAATTGTGTTGTCAGTTGCAAAGTCGATGTCATTGTCTGCATCTCTACCTACAACCAAAGCTGTGTTAAGAACAGAAGTTACTCCTGTAAGTGCTGCTGTCCATGCAGGTATTCCACTGCTTACTTCCAAAACTTTACCTGCTGAACCTATTGCTAGTTTTATTAACTGACTGCTTGAGCTAGCATATATTAAATCTCCAGTTGCTTGGGAGTCAAGAACGTGTCCTGTCGTAGATTCATACTCAGTCTGTGATAGCTGAGAACCTACTGTTGAGTGTTTAAATTCATTTGCCATTATGTGGTTTTAACCTCCGTCATTGTCATTGTAACGAGTCTTGACTGGTCAGGAGCAACATTCCTCGTACTATATACTCTACTAGAAATCATCGAATCTGTGTATCTTAGATTGACGTAGTGAGATGAACCATCGGGATCTTGTAGCAAAACAAATGGTTCTTTTCTAAGGGTTTCTAAGTCTGACATCACTGATGTTTTTACCTGAGTTGACCTAACTCTCCTCAGTAACATAGACCTTTTATCTGATACTTTCACAACTGCAGTCCACTTCCTATAGTCAATAGGGTTCCAAGCTGCGTGAAATACCAGTGCGTTTATTCTTGGTGACACACCTGTATCATCAGTGGTAAATACTATCTTAAACCTAATACGATCAAAGTTAGTAATTGTGCTGATGTCTGCCGTAACAGTTTGACCAGAGGATGTAAACTTACCTGTGCTACCAAAGGTTGTCCATCCAGTTGTGTCGTCATCAGTTGTGTCGTCAGTTTTATAAAATACAGTTACAAACTTACTTGAGTCTAAATTTAGTCCATTTACTGTAAGTTTTACTGCAGCTTTATTTACATCAGGGTAGTTAAAGTTAATATAAGGTGTGTAAAAGTTTCCTGTAAGAGGGTGCTCTGTAATACTGTTTAGTGAAGGATTTTCGTTTCTGATAGGCATTCTAAGCCTAAATGACCTTGGTTCACGATTGTTGTCAGAATCTGCACTATCATCATTTATGTTGTTGCCAAGCACAAAGAGACTCATTCTTTCTGAACCCTTAAATTTACCCATGCTTTCTATTTCAGAAACTTCAAAGCTAGCAATAGTGTGTGCTACATCTTCGGGCCTAGATCCGGGTTCTTCTTGTTGTGTTCTTACAGACAATAGCTTTACTGTCTTTGATATGTTTGCTCCTGCGAATGAGAATGGGAAAGTGTAGGGGAAACCAGCAGACTCGGACTCTAAGTCGTCAGCCAAGGCGACAAAAAGATTATTCCTGTCTTGAGTCATTGCAGTTACTCTTCCACCAAAACCTCTATAAGCAGGAGCTTTAAATAAATATGACCTGTCTTCAAATAGGTAGGAACCAGAGAAGCTACCAAAAGATATTTTAAAAAAGGCCTGATCACCACCTGCAGCGAATATTGATCCACCTCTACCCATAGCTGACTTGAAGTTTGAGTCGTCAGGAAACAGGTTTGCCTCTGGTTGTAAGTCTAAAAATTTAGCAGAAGATCTATCAAACTGAAAAAGCCCATCTTCTCTTCCAACGTAAATTAGATCATTAGCAGAAAAAAGATTTGTTATATCTCTATCGCTATCTCCACATTGTATTTCTGTAGCAAAATTGTTTGCATCAGTTGGTGTAGTTGTTACTGCAACTTGGTTTGCTCTTGTTTTAAATAAAGCTAAGTCACCAGATGCGTTTCTTCCTTTTGCAAAAAACTTTACATGCCTGCCATTACCAGATGATATGTTAGATGGATTTTGCCAAGTTGTACCATTTGCAGAAAAGATATATGTTTCACTCTCACCTCTTGCTGCATAAAGATTGCCATCAAAAGATTCTAAATCTGTAATAGAGTGTGAGTCATCGAGATAGACAATATTCCATTTTTCATTTGTGTCATCCCATTTGTATATTGCTCTTGAACATGCAGCATAAATATTACCTTCAAATTCTTGAGGCTGAGTCCATTCTGCTCCACCCTCTGGGAAAACAGCAACATCATCTAATGCAAACTCATCACCACTTGTAGATAAAAGTATTCTTACTTTTAGGGTGGTTGCGTCTGCTGCCACTGTATGCTCAACAGATGCAAATGTAAATGAGCTTGTATTTGTAATTGCAGATGACGATGAAGATCCAGAAGAATCAACAAGCTGTATTTTTGCATTTCCTGATCCTGATACTCTTCTTAAATAACAATGTGCAAAAAACTTTTTTCTATTCTCAGAACCACTTATATCTTCTTTGAAAAAATCGTTAAATGTAATTTCTTGTTCTATATATCCATTATTAGAACTTGCAGTTACAACAACACCCCTGTTGCCACCTTTGACGTAAGTTGATGATGATGAAGCACTTGCATTTGTTGAATCCCAATCTGTAAGATCGTATTCGCTGTTTGCATTAAGTTTTTCAAATCTTCCGTTAGATATAAGTACATCTGTCTCATCTTGCTGATAGCCCAAAACAAGCTCTCCTCTAAACATAGACAGCACATTCTCACTGTAACCATACCTTGCCCTAGCTCTGTTCGCTTCTGTCGCTGTACCGAAACGTGTGATAGTTGCAGCACCAAATCCCCTGTGCCATGTATCTTGATCTAATACTAAACCTATGTCGGGAGATTGTTGCTGATAGTTTGCAGAATCACTAACTTGTCTTGGAGGTGCAGGTGAAACGTGCTCAGTTTTCCAACCTCCCGGCACAGAACTATTATCTTTATACAAAGTAAGACCAACCTTATTAGTAGATCCGTCTGATTTACTTATTACGATATCTGCGTTCTGTGGTGCTGTTGACACTATACTGCTCCTTTGAACAGAGGCATAGCTGCCATCTGGCCTCTACCCTGTTCTGCCAAGTTTCTGTAGTGTGCGTATCTTCTCTGTGCAGCGTTAAGGTCGGTCACATCTAACTGATCCAAGTCTTGCTGAAACCAAAGCATTGCAGCGTGAGCATAGAGTATTCTGAGTTGATCGCCTTCTATTTCCATAGTGTCTGATCCTGTTGATACGGATGAAAGGACACCCATGCCCTTCACTCTTAATGTTCTGTCTTTCTCTGTAGCAGAGTTTCTTAAAATAATTTCGTCACCCTCTTCTCTCCATGACATGATTGGGTGACCTGTTAGTCTAGGTATCTCACTTTGACCTGCAGTAACTATTATTTCGTCTGCATAAAAAACAAACGCATCAGAGTCACTTGTTACATGGAGTCCTACTTTTATACTTGTGCCTAAGTCTTTTGCATCTAGTGTGTGGGTAAGTCTTTCCCAACCACCACCAGAGTGAGTTGTACCTGTTGATATACTGTCGCTGTCTATCTGTATTGCTGCAGATATTCTGCTTGCAGTTTTTGAGTAAACATATATTCCTACGTTTATCTCTTCACCTTGATAGTTAGTTCCGTCTGGTACAGTAAGCAAAGCCGTGTTTACAGCACTAGCTTGTACCTGAAACCTTGCAGAGTTTGTCCCTGCAAAAACCATATAGTTATCTGGAGCTGTTGTTTCTGACTCCTGAGATATGCTTGTGAAGTTTGAGTTTACCCAGTCTGCAGGTGTAGTTGAGTCTGTCCATGTTTCAAAGTCACAGTTAAGTGTTTGCACAATATTGTTTGCAAAGCTCTTCGCATCTATCCTTGGTTCTTCAAATATTTGTCTTACAAAGCCTTTTCGTATTGATGTGGGCCTTGCGTACCTATACTGATGACCAGCAAGCGTAAGCGATAAATCATTTACTTCTTTGTAGAGTCTTGGAAAAACATCTTCTCTTGCATCATTCAACATATCTTTTAACTGTGAAGGATCATATCTGTATATTTCAAAAGTAGCCTGTGTGCTGCTATCATTGGTCAAATCAGTACCTGATACAGTAATTGTCCCAGAACTCGCTGTATAGTCCGTCACTAGCCTTACTGTTTCGTCATTGTTAGCACTTGTAATTCTTATGAAAGTATCATTAAGTGCATCATCATTGGTAAACCCAGAGTCTCTGAGTTCTGTAGATATCACTACAGTTAATGATCCTGTTGCACCAATAGCAGTTGTAGTAGTAAAAGAACCTACAAATGCACCTATGTACCTTGCAAATCCCGGTAACATTGTGTCTAAAGTAGTTGTTGCCACTATACTGGTATCTCCTGTGTTTTACCTGTGTCTAGATCAACCCTAATTTTTAAGGGCCTAGTCAAACCACTGGTTTCTGTTTTCATAAAAAGATAATCTGTAGCAACGTGCTTTCCTGCATTATCAGTTACTTTAAACTGTTGCATCACAGGCATTCTACTAGCCATCTTGTTTACAGCCATCTTAAGTTTGTGTTCTTCTACAGATGAACCATTGTCTTGTTCTCTCTGCTTACGAACTTCCTCGTAAACCCTTTGACCTGCTTTAGTATCGCTTGAATGTTTGTTTGCTAAATCACCTGCAATCTGTGCGTGTGACTCAACATCACCATATCCAATCTTACCTTCAGGGATTACCATCTTCATTTTTCTGCCGTTTTTCTCAACAGTGTGTTCTGAGACAGCAATCTCGGGTTTATCTCTAAAAATATTATTATTGTTAGACTTAGTATACTTTCCCATTATTTACTAATTTTAATGCCGTGAAACCCACTGTGGTCCACACCATAAGCTATATTTAAAACTGCACTTGTGCTTGTGTCTCTAATCATTTGTATTTGATCTAGAGTATCTTCACCATAAATCTCTAAAAATTCTCCATTAGTAACGAGAACTCCGTTTGTTCCTGTTGGTGCTGTACCATCATGTCTTACTCTAATTGCTGCTGTTTCTATACTTGCAACTGCATAGTTAGTGCCATCTGGAACTGTTAGAGATACGGCTGTGCCTGCTACTGTTTTGTTTACTTCGCTTCCAAAAGCCATGTTTTCTCCTTATGTAGTGAGGACCACGGGAATTAAATTTCCGTAACTTTAACTCTGGCCCTCACCACAACTATTCATTTATTATGCGTCAGATCCAGCTATGCCAATCCATCCGTTAGTCGCACCTGTCCAATAGCACAGAGCAGTTTCGTTTTGGGTTGGAGTCATAATTGTACCTGTAGTAGATGAACCATTCCATCCTCTCACAGTGATTACTTCGCTACCATCAGCAGTGTTGCTGATTACAAAGAATCCACTTTGAGCATCAACGTATCTATCTGTACCTGCATCACCCGTACCTTCAGAGTTAATGTCTGTAGTAAGAGTTCTCATGTCAGGAAGATCCACGTTTCTTGCAGAACCTCCGGGGTCTAAAAACTGATATTTAGAGTCTGTGACTGCTAAAGTTTTAGCTCCAGATAGAGTCTCTGCGTTTGATGATTCATACTTGTTACCCATAGTGTTACTCATCTTTTAAGTCTCCTATTTTTTTTCAAGTTTATCTAGTATTGGTTTCTCCGTTTCCATCTTGGGGAGCTGCTCTTTCGTCTTAGATGCTTCAACCTTTGCAGGGAGCTTCATAAGACCACCTTTCTCAAGATACCCAACGATGCTTTCTGGAAACATCCGAGCTCTTGTTTTATCATACCGAACATTTTTTCCATTTAAGGAATGTGTTGGCAGATATATGTAAGCCATAGTAGGATCATTTTCAGTCCATTCAGGTTCGGGAAGTTCCGAAAGTTTATTGTCCTTAAGATGTTTCTCAAGAACCTCTTTCGCTTTGTTCTCAAACTTGATTAGTTTTATGATGGTTTCCCATCGGCCTGTAATTTCAGTAGTCATTTCTTTCTACCTCTCCTACCTCGTCTTCGTTTCCCAGCTTTAACCTGACTGTCAGGAGCAACCCTATCAGTCTCGCCGGAAGACGGAGAACCAATGATTTCGTTTTTTGTTTTTACGAAGGCAGGTATCCACTCACCTGTGAATACCAACTTGTTGTCTACGATCTTAGATTTTCTCTTCAACTTAGTAAGATAATGACCTGCCATTTCAGTTTTTATCCTAAACGGATCTCCAGTAACAGAGTCATACAACACTGTGTACAGATGATCGTCATTACTTTCTATATGTTTAACGAAATAATCTTGTGATTGCGTAGTCAATTAGCCTCCTATAGTGCGTCTGCTGCACCTATCATTTCAACACCCCAAGGATCAGCTACTTCAGCTTCTCCCCATTCACCAACCATAACCATTTCAGTACCTCTTAGTGAAGCATCTCTTTCTTCTTCAGCTTCCATTTCGTGAGCCATAGCCAAAGCTAGAGCCTGTGGAACGAAAACTGCACCTTTAGCGTCACCAGAACTATCTCTTCCTAATACACCTGATTGGAATATTGGAACACCGAAAGCTCTTTCGTTTCCTCTAAAGTAGTTTTGGATTACTTCTGCTGTGATACCTTCTGGGATTGGCTGTGCTGCCATACCAGAACCACCAGCTTGAATGCCAGTTACTTCTTGTACGAATCTTCTAATTTGTTCTGGGTGCATAACTGCGTTAGGCGTACCCGGAGCCATACCAAAAGATGAGTTGTTATCTGTTTTTAAGAAAGATACTGCACCAGCAATATCTCTGTAAGTTAAGTTACTTCCTGCTGATCCGATTTGGTTTGAAAACCCATCGAAAAGAGTGATAAGGTCGTCTTCAAGTAATCTACCTAAAGCTCCACCTTGCACATCTCCAACGTGTGAAAGTATGTCTTCGTTATTTTGTCTTAGTAGTCTGTCAGATACAAAAGTCATTATTCCGTGTTCAGAGCTTGTAATGCTTGTCACAGTTACTGACAATTGTTGAGGAGCCGTTAAATCAACACCTTCTGATAAGGCTGCTGCATCGTTTCTACCCCAGATAGGGACATTAACTTGCTTGCTTCCTTGAGGAATGTCGTATCGGCTTACTAGCTGGTTTGTAGGACCAGCAGGCTCTATATTAGATATTGCGTTAGCAATAACGATACTAGATTGGTCTGATAGACTAGAACTTGACGATAAAGTCAATCCTGTTGCCATTTTATTTTACCTCTATAAAGTTGTGTATCCTTGATTTTTTATTTCACGCTGACCTTTTCTGAACTGCTCTGCTGTCAAAGATCCTTTTGCCATCTCTGATGCTAGATCAGAAACAGTTGAGAACCTTTTATTTCCAGCTTTAGGAGCACCTTCAGTAGTAGGTGGTGGAGGTGTTTGTTGAGGAGCTTGCTTTTGAGGTTGTTGTGTTTCTGGATTCTTAAGTTTGGCTAAATTAGAATTTGCTAGTGCAACTAACTCTTGGTCAGTCATACCAGCGTTTGCACCTTCCCAGAGTCTTTGATCATGTTTTACATCAACATTGACTCCAAGAGCCATTGCTGCACCTTGTGCTGCTGAGTAAACCTGAGAGAAATCTCTCTGTGGTTGTTGCTCTTGCACAGTTGGTTCAACGGGCTTTTGTGCCTTTTGCTTCCAATATTCAACCTGTTCTTCAGGATCCATCTGAGATAATCTCTGTTGCTCTAGAGCTTCTTGGTGCTCTTTGTACCCCTTGAGGTCTTCAGCAATGTTTTGTCTTATCTCTTTTAACTGTTGTGCAGTGTAATTGATTTGGTCTCCTCTGAGCTTATTCATCTCTTTAGAAACTGTATCTCTTATTATCTCTGCAACATCAACTTCCTGTTTAGGCTCTTCCTCTACCTTCTCCAGTACCTCTTCCTGTACCTGCTCTTTTACTTGTTCAGAAACCTGTTCAACGATTTCTTGAGCTTTTTCCTCTGCCGTAACATCATTATTTTGCTCTGAGGCCGTGACCTCGTTTTTATCTGTAGTCATTTGAGCCGTAACTCCTTAATTAATTACATTAAATTATTATAAATAATATATTTTATTATCTATATATATATATTATAAACTCTTTCTCTCTCTAAATGTCAATAGTATTCTGGGAATACTTGTTTTCTATTTCTCATTAATTGTGACCAATCAACAGGAATAACATCTCTTAGTGCATACAATTCAAGAGGGTTAGGTTCTCCATTTATTCTCCAAGCATCAGAAAGAAGTTCATTATCATATCCATTTCTATACACCCAAGCATCAAGGTAAGGATCGTTCATTCTAAGTTGATCCCTTACTTTGTTTCTAACAGATATAAACTCTGCTAACCTTGGGTTTTCATCCCTAAGCACTCTTTTAAAATCTGGACTAGCACCTTGATATCTATCGTAATATATTCTTTCTACATCAGGAAACTCATTTAATGTAGCCGTGTCTGCACCTTGCCAATATTTACCACCAAATATGTGATGACCAATTACAACTTCTGCTTCAAACTCGTTTAGATCTTTCTTTTGAAATCTTATACTTACTATTTGATCATACAAATCTTTGTTTCCATCAAGATCATATTGCAAAAAGTTTCTGTCTGCCTCTTGCATAGCTTGATAATCAAACTCTCCGTCTTCAAGATAATTAGCAGGATTATCAAAAACTTTTCTGTTATAAAGATCTAAATAAAATTTTATTGAATTTTCTGGGTTTTTAGCACTTTGTTCTTTATGATATGACTCAACATCAGTTGAAATTATTTTTTCTATAGCGTCATATTTATCATCAGTAATTTCTTTTCTTTTTCTTCTAAATATTTGCATTGCAGATTCATATTGACGAGGACTAGATGCTAATCCACCCTGTTTTAATGTTTCAGTAAGTGCGTCAATTTTTGCTCTAGCTTCTCTCTCAATAGCATTTAAACTGTCATAGTATTCTTCCATAAATTCTGGTGTATTTGGATCAGTTACATTTGCGTATACTTTTTCTGAAACTCTTTTAAGGACTGCTGCATCGTTTAAAATTTGTGCTTTTTCTGATTCTGATAAGCCTTCAAGTATTTCAGAAGGTGGATTTTCTAGGCCCTCTCTCTGCAATCTGCTTAAATCTCTCCACTCTGTTAGTTTGCCTGTTCCACTAGGAAATCTTCTTGCTGCTATTTCGTCTCGTGTATTATAAAGGTAAGCCCAGTTTGATTGAGGATATTCTTTTACACCAAGAGGATTTAGTGCTTGCAACCAATAAAAATCTAACTCAGTTCCAATAAAAGGTAGTGTGTAATCAGGTTCTCTTGCTGCTCTGCTTACGTCATCAATTATTGCTGCTTGAAATGCAAAAGGTAAAGGTACAGGCAAATCTTTGTAAAATTCTAAATCAAATGGATTTCTTGAAACATCGTATCCAAAATAATCTTCACCTGTGGCTATGTTCCATACTGTTCCTCCAAATACTGAGGACTTAGACCTTAATATTCTTGTTAATGGATTGTAAAACGTTCTGCCTTCTGATGTTTCTGTTGCAGTTTTTGACACAAATGCTTTCATGGCTTCTGGCCCTTCCATTGTTATTTCTGCAGATTCAGCAAGCAATCTCATAGGTGCTGTAAGTGTTTGAGAAAAACCAACTGTGTTTCCACCCGGAAGCACTACAGATCCAAAATTTCCAGAAGAAGGATCAATGTTTAGCTCACCACCAGTAATGTCTGCATATTCTTTCATTAAAATAAACTGTGCAGTAACAAGTTTAGCCCACGCTTCTCTTGCTAGCTCACCTCTTAAATTACCTCTGAATGCGTCTACTGTTAAAGCTACAATACCTCTAAATAACCTTGGAGAGAAAAATGCTAAAGTGTTTTCTATTGCTTGTTGTGTTTGACCAATTCCCATTGCAGCAGTATCCATTGAACCTGTTGATGCTCTAATGAAATGATGCAGCTCGTCTAATTCTTGTGCATTTTTAATGAGTGGCTCATATGCCTCGTAAGTAAGTATCTTGTAAGCATCAAGTGGATCACTATATGTGCCCTGCAGTTTTCTTCCTATTTTACTTTTCATTTGATAAACAGGTATGTCTGATTTTGAAAAATATGATTTGCCAGTCAATTTGCCAAACAATCTTGCTATTCTGCTTCCTTCGTCAAAATCTTTACCACCTTTAGTGTAAAGGTAAAAAAAGTCAGACGTTCTTGCACCAAGAGGTATGCCACCATCAATCATTTTTTGTATAGTATCGCTATGTTGTGAAATAAATTGATAGTAATATCTTTCATCATTTAATGAATCTATCATTAATTTAGTTCCTTGTGCCCAAGACTTTGGATCTCTAGAAAGTATAAATTGACCTTGTAAAAGTGGTGCAGCAAGGTCAAAGTTAGCCATGATACCTTTCATAATATTTCCAGTTCTCTCAGCAAGTTCTAGTCCCCTTTTACCAATAGTTAAAAAGGCTTTACCAGTTGGGCTTGATTTAAGAGCCTTCATAAGCTCACTATCAAAGTCTGCAACATCTGATTTACCTAAAGCATCAGCTATTTTTTTTCTAGATGCTCTTGCTAAGTTTTCATCAACAAGTGGATTACCAAACTCTGTATTTTTTGCAAAAGATGCGTATTCATTAGCAAGCTGCTCAGTTTCTTGTGCAACCTGATCTATTTGTCTTGATCTTTGTCCGTATACAGAATTAGGATTCTTTTTAATTGCCTCAATTTGTTTGTTGAGGGCCTTCAAAGCCATTTCTCTTTCACGGCCAGTAAGCCTTTCAGTTCTTTGAAAATCCTCTGTTAACTCTGGAAAATTGTATCTAAGTTTGTTAAATAAATTTACAGGTGTAGAAGGTATTTTTCCTAACAAAGAATCTTGAAGTTTATCTATTTCATCATCTAATATTTTTCTTCCTTCATAAAGACCTTCGTCTAGTTTAAGTGCAGCAATGTTTTGAGTTCTTTTCAAAAGTTCATCATCAAATTGTTTTTTGTATGTAGAATTTAAAAATGTTCTTATAATGTCAAATTCATCATTTTGGTATCTACCACCATCTTTTACAAATTGTTGTAAACTTTGTTCATCCAAAACTCTTAGCTTGGTAGGATCAAAACTTGCTCCTGCAAGAAGAGCTTTTTCTGCATCTGTGCCTTCCTTGATTATTTGTGCTGCAACCCTTGAAACATAAGATTCACCTTTTAAAAATGGTTGATCAAAAAACCTTGATCTATCATATCCATTAATGCTTCTAGCAAACATTTCTTCTAATCTGTCTTCAAAAATTTTTTGGAACTTTCTGACGTATTTTCCTGTCGGTGTTGCTGCTGCCTCACCTACATTTCTTGCTATGTTCCCAGATGAGTTTACAAGTTTCCAGTATTGTTGATTGCCGGTTGTGGTAAAAAATTTACCATAAAACTCAGACGTTGGAATAATTAACTTTCCATCATCTGTTTTTGGTGGCACTTTAATACCTAAGTCTCTTAAAAGTTTTTCAGTGATCTCTGTATCGCCGATGTGAGTAATACCAGCAACAGGGTCTTTTCTAAAAGGGCTACCTATTTCTTTAAGTTCTGCAAATGCTGGTGATTTTTCTATTAAGTCAGGTATTGCTCTTGTTTGTTGCAGGTATACTTGATGAGCTGCTTCAAGATAATCACTTGGGTTGTCAAAATTGTAAAGAGCATCTTTTCCTATAATTGCTCTAGGTGAAATAAAACCATATATAAATCTTTGGACTTTTCCTTTTATTGATGCACTTGATATAGTCTCTCCTGACAACACTGTTGCACCAGTAGGTGTTTCAAATAAAGTTTTAGCATTAACATCAATATCACTTGCTTTTTTAAATGGTGAGCTAGGTGTCTTATTGCCATACCTTACATTTTTTCTAGTTGAAGGTGTAAATACACCAGAGGTATCTCTAAGTAAATCTGCAGTAAAACTTCCTCTTGATTGTGCAGATATAACCTCATCATTTACTAAGAAATTATTTAATTTTTTAAGTAGTGCTTCTGATTCTTCTATTGTTCTTATTTTGCCACCAATAAAAGTAACTGGATTTGCGTTAGGATCAAGATTTTGTTGTTTTGAAAAAGATTGTTTTACTTTTGGTTGATTAAAATATTTAGCGTTATCAATTTCTGTAGTAAGCTGTTCAAATATTTCTACAAGCTCTCTTCTCTTATAGCCAAGAATTGACGCTACTTGCTCTCCAACTTCAAAACCAGCTCTTGTAGGAAGATCCTCATTACCCAGCCCTGCTCTTCTTAGTCTTTCGTAAGATATTACTTCTTCTGCTTCATCAGCATTAAGTAAAACATTTTTGTTTAATATTAAGCCATCTGAAGTAGCAGCTCTTGCAAGTGTATCTCTTCCAAGTTGAAACTTAGATAAAGTTTTTGGTGCTCTTGCAGCTTTAACAACTAGACCAGCTTCAACAAAGTTAAGTGGATCGTATGTTAATTCTAGTCCAAATTTTTTAGAAAACTCTGGAATATTAGTTAAATTTTCAGGAACTGGCTCACCTTTGATTGCAGCTTCTAAATACATTTTTGCATTTGTACTTGCAACAGAAGGCTTAAGTATTCTATCAGCTTGAGCATAAGGATTAAAAATACCTGCTATATCTTCAAGTATTCCTTTGTCATCAATAGTTGATATTCCAATGGTATTCAAACCAAACTCTACTGCATCGTTTACAGTTGAGTAATCGCCTAAGTCTGTTTGATCATACGAATCTATTATCTTTTTTTGTGATTCCGGCAACTCTCCATCTTTGCCAACCTCTGTAGAAAAAAAATCTGATGCGTTTACACCTTTTTCCCTTAGACTTTTTCCTAATTCGTTTAGTGCACCAAACTGAAGTGGGCCTCTAACAGATCTTGGCAAATGCTCGTTTGCAATTTCAAGTGGTGTCTTGTCGGTAAAAGGTAAATCTGTGGTACCAAGGTAAGCTACACCAGAAGCAAAACTTTTTTGTGCTCCTGTAATTTTAGAAAGCACGTCTTCACCAAACCTAGCAAAAACATTTCTTTTATCTGGCTGTTCTAGACCAAGTTCAGCTTCAGTACCACCAGCAGGTTTCCTGAGTTCTTGTGCAGTAACTACCTCTGGGCTTTCCTGAGTATCAGGTACTTGAGATTCAATACTTTCAACCCTTTCTCTAAACTCAGCTTCTTGTCTTCTTTTTCTAGCTTGTTCATATAGCCTAGGATCAGGTTGCTGAAGTAAACTATCAAGTTGTTTCTTTCTTGTCCTGTTCCTTAAAGTATTCTGTGGTCTATACCTTTCAAGCATTAACTTACTACTGCTCCTATTTGACTGGCTCGTCTATTTTGTACACCCGGCGTTCTGCCAAGACTTTCAAGAACTGCTTGATTTTGCGTTGTTCCTTGTCCTGCTAGATTACCAAGATATATTTGAAGTGCAGTAGGATTTTCTCTTTCAAGTTGTGCCAATCTTGCACTTGTCAAAGGAACACCAGTTTCAAGCGAACTCAAAACATCATCAGGAACTCTGCCAACTAAGGACTGCAAATAGTTTTGTGATATTGGTGCTGCTTGAGTTGTGCCACCACCAAGTTGTTCTATAACTGTTGGTATTACTTCTCTTGCACCATCAAATGCACCAAGCCTAGATAATAACCCTTCTACATTTTGAGTGCCTCCAAGAGCAGCTACTGTACCCGGTTGAAAGAACCCTGATATAGCCTGTATCAAGTTTGGTCTTGCACCAATCCTTTGTTTTTCTAACTCCAACTCTATAAAGTCATCTGCACTTAAGCCTTGTCTTTCAAGAGATAATGCTTGTTCTGCAGTTAAACCAAATGGATTAGTTCTTAATTTTTCTATTTCAAGCTGATCTTGTGCAGTAAGTCCAAACGGATTTGCCTGAGCCTCTGCTACTGCAAGTTCATTCTTTTGTTTCTGAGCCTCTCTAGCCATTAATAAAGCGTTACCTATATATTCGTTGTAAAAGTCCAACAGAAGCTCTCCTGCAGGATCTAAGGTAGGTACAACAGTTGTTATTGTGTCTGGTATACCTGCAGCAACTGCATCTTGAGGATCAAGTGCTAAGAATGCTGGATTAGGAACAGTTTGTTCAACATTTCTTGTAAGCTGTTGTAATAACTCACCCGGGAACTCTGGTAATTTTGGAGAACCATTTTCATTAAATTGAAGTGGCTGAGATAATTGCTTAAAAAATTTATTTAAGAATACTGTATCTGCACCTGCAGATTCTACTGCAGCTCTACCTGAACTATAAGCAGATGTTAAAGCCTCTGAGGTCTGTACACCAAGGCCTGTATTCAATCCACCTATTTGAGTTTCCAAACTTTTTAAATTAGCATTATCAAATGTAGAGATTGCAGGTCCATCTTTACCTGTACCTGCTCCATCCTCTAATGATTCTTCAGTGCTTTCTTTATTAGGATCTTCAATGTCCTCAATAATGTCAGTAACTATAGGTGTACCTTGATCTCTAAGCATTTGTTGATATTGATCAGAATCTGTAATTTTATCTAAAGCATCACCAACAGTAGCACCTTCTTGACCTAAATTAAAACCTTCTGTAGGAGTCACAAATAAATCACCAACTGATACTGATGGACCTGACTCAAATCCGGGTATGTTTGTATAAAGACCTTCAAGACCTTCAAAGCCCTGACCTCTTCCAAAACTCGCTCCTTGAGGTGGTGGAGGTGGTGGAGGTGGAAGTGGAGGTGGGAATGAGCCCTGTGGATTTGATATTATTCCTGTGCCTCTTTGTGCTGCCATATTACTAATTCCTGCAGCGTCTAGAACTGGAGCTGTTCCACCTACAACTGTTTGACCACCTATATCAACCTGTCTATTTTCAGGTAAAACTTCTTGAGTCCTACTTGCTACAATATTTTGAAGAACATCAGGGTTTGGTTCAAATGTGCCTTGAGGAATAAAAGATTGCTGTTGTTCAAGCAAACCACCAGTAATTGCAGATGGACTTGTACCCGGTGAAAGCATACTTGTAGATTGATCTACATCTTGATTACGCCTTCTCCTTGCAGCTTCTTCTTGGGCTTGTGTTTGGCCCGTAAAATAATTAAACATTGTCATTGTTGGATTCCCCTTAGTAATTTTTCTAATGCTTCTTCTCTAGTTCTAGCCTGTCTTTGCTTTGGATCTTCAGGTTTCTGCATATCCTTGTAAGACTCTCCGACTGTTCCTAAAAATCTTTTCATTAGGTCATCTGTTTCTTTAAATGCGTTATTTATAAAATCGTTCTTGCCCATTTATACTCCTAATCCGGGTGGTAAGTCTCTACCCGGGACTCTTTGGTTTCCTGTTCTTGCTGGGCTAGCTATTTGACGAGCAACTAAATCTTGCTCTCTAAGACTTCCCGGTATTACAGGTCTTGTGTTAGTTTGAACTCTTGCTCTTTCTGAGGCTAAAGTTCTTGGTGGTTGATTCACCGAACTAAAGTTTCCAGCGTTTGGTAGTTGCTGTGAGCCCTGAGTGTTTATAATGTTTTGTGCAATCTGCTCTGCTTGAGCCGTAGATGTCTGTCCACCACTAGCAGACTCAATGATCTGTGCTAACAATGGCACTCTTCTAGCTGCCTCACCTTGAAGAACCTCTTGTACCTGTTGAGATTTCAAGAACTCTTCTGCCAGCAATCTAGATCTTACATCTAGTGCATTTGACACACCTGCTTTTCTTAGCGATGTATCGTGGTCTATAAATCCTGATCTCCAAAGGTTTGCATAAAGATTTAGTTTTCTTTCCTGTTCCTCTGGAGATGTTGGTGTAAGTTGCACCATGTTCACATAGTGACCTCTAATATCGTTAGGCCTGATTATTGCATCTAGTGCACCAGCTTCTGTTTTTCCAAATACAGTTACCTTATCTTGAATTACGTTTTCAATAATTTGTAACACAATAGAGTTTCTGTTCTGAAGGCCTCTTTGAGATGCTTCTACATACGGACCAAAGTTCAAAGCTGCTATACCTGCAAGAACTGCAGTGTGATAACCAGATGCAGCACCTTGTGGCCGTTCTCCCCTGACAACAGCAGGTGCAGTATTAGATTCAATAGCTCTGCTCATCATGCTCTGTGCAATCTGTATTGATGCAGGTGGTTCTGCTACTCTGCTCTGCTCAATAGTTACATTCTGAGGCATAAAGTTTTTAGCACCCGGTGTCTCTTCGTAACCATCCATAACTTGTTCTGTGATACCCGGAGGCCCTCTAAAGTCTCTAGTCGGCCATGCTGAGTTAGCAACAATGTCCATGTACTGTGAAGCCAGCCTAGACTCTGCTCTAAGCATATCGAAGTTACCATGCAGTATTCCTCTGTATAATCTTTCAGGTTCAGCGTCCTCGGTCATTAAACCTGTGTGAGGCCAATACTGTGTAAATGGCAGAGTCTTGTATCCGTGTCGCCTTGGCTCTAATGCAAATTTGTCATCTGCTACATACGCTACTTGCGTTTTTGTCCAGTATTCAATAAATTCTACTCTTCCTGTCATCGGGCCATCCCAATCAGGAAAGTGTGCAGAAACCCAGTCTGCGTCTACTTCGTAGTAGTGGATTATCCATCTAGGATCTTGTCCATTGTTAAGATCCCAAACACAACTTTTTGGGTTTACTGTTGTAGTAATAACGGGGAATGTAAGATTTCTATTATCAAGAACTTCTTTTACACGTTCTTTATAATCTGCGTCTTGACCATCTGCTGGAGGTTCTGGAAACTCTTGCCACCTGTTTGCAGCAAACTCTGTCTTTTCCCAAGCAACTCCGTACAATGCCATTTGCTTTGCAATCTCTCTTCTAGTTGGAGAAAACTGTTCTAGCATATGATTTGCACCGATCAAAAACTTTTCAATAAGTTCTGCTCTTGCTTGACCTCTTGCTCCCGGTGATGGCACTGATATATCTAAGAACTGAGGTGTAACGTGTGCTACAAGTGAGTTGACAACACTTTGAGATGTACCAAGTCTAATTAGTGATCCAGTCTCTGGAACATCAAAATCAAACTCACCAAGATAAAATTCTTCAGACTCACTACACAAATCATAGAAATCTCTAAACTTTGATTTACCCTGATTTAGCTTATCCATGATAAGTTCAAGACTAACCAAAGGTTCTTCTATAGGATTTGCTCCCTCTCTTGCTATCTCCTCTTCTGGATCAGAAGATGTCTGTTGATAGCCACCTTGATATGATACCAATGCTACTCCTTATTGTTCTTTTATCAGGAGCTCAGGTTCTTCGTAGTTTTCCATCTCACGCTTCATCTGTCTCCATCTTTTTATTCTGGATGACTTCTTAGAATAGCTTGAGTTTAGTGGGGTGATTCCAGACTTTGACGTAGGAAAGAATTTTTCTTCATTCATATCTACAGCAGGATCACAGGCCATTAAAGCCAAACATTCTGCATCCACCCAGTCATCATGCCTCCCGGACACAGTATAAAAAGTGTGTCCCCGATTTGCTGTTTCCCTATGTGCAATGTCTTCTAACTGACTTATTAGTTTACCCCAACTCTGTGGAAATGCAACTGTTTCTTTTTCAAGCGACAGTGCATAGTCTAAAAATAATTGATATTTTTTTGCAGGTGTAAAGTTGTACCCAACCACAGGAATAGACTCTTCCATAAGCTCACGATACAGCACGTCTTCTCCTAATTTACCACCTAGACCTGTAGAGTCCATGTAAATCTCTTGTACACCCCATCTAATCGCCTCACGCTTGATAGTTTCTACCTGCAGAGACCAATCTGTTTTTAAAAGTTCTACAGCAAACACAGAAGTTCTGGATTGTCTGTCTTTGATAATCAAAACTGTCGCATCGTTAGTTCTACCTAGATCAAGACCTGCTACATAGAATCTATCTTCGTGTGGTCTTGCAAGTTCTACAGAATCTGGTTTTGAGTACGCTGCAGTAACATTTCTAAAAAAGTTACCTGCTCCCTCTGGTTGATGAGCCATGTAGAATCTTTCCCAAATGTTCTCTGTAAGAGTTGCCTTTTCTTCTTCTATCTCCATCTTGTCGTCTTCAGTCAGATACGGATTATCAAACGTAGATGCGTGAAATGCCTCTCTTCTGTTTGATGGATTATCTTTTGCCATCTTAAAATTTCTTGCAAACCAGTGCTGTGAGCTTTCTGGAGGTATGCCTTCTACAATAGCCCTGCCCATTCTACCGGGAGAGTTAAGCGTAGGCCTGACCTTGTTCCACGCAGCTTCTTTGATGTCTTGGGATTCAGCCATGTGTAGAAAATCAAGACCTACAGTTTGCAGTCCTTCTGGATTATCGGCAGACTTCAGTTCCCAGAAAACAGATCTTCTCCACTTTCCTGCCATCCATTTGCCGTTTGTATCTTTAAAATCTAGCCACACGTTTAATTCATCGTGTTTAAATCCACCACCTCTGCCACCTCTTTGATTATCTTTTTTTACTCTTACAAGATTCTCAGGTATAAACTCTTGCATCTCGTTCCACTGCTGTAACATCTGTGCTCTTGTAGGTGCAACTGTCCACACATGGATAGGTGGTATTAATCCTGCTTCATTTGCAGTTTGTTTTTTAGTTTCACCGGGAAAGATGACAGGCATGACTGAGGCTTTCCGTATCACAGAGAGGGCTTCATTCAACGCAGAACGTGTTTTGCCAGCACGCCTGCCAGCTTGCACAAATTTAATCTTGGCTTCGCTTTCGTGCATATTCTGTTGCCAAGGGTATGGTTTATACATTATAGATCCGGTGCAATAGTTGGTAGATCATCTTCTTCTTTTTTACTAAAATCAGGAAGTCCGTCATCAACAATCAGTTCTGTGTTATCAATGCTGTGCCCTTCAAGTACACCCGGGCCTTCTTTTTGCTGATCAAAGTAATGTTTGATCTCTGGTCTTTCAGATACATTCTCTACGATATCCAGCATTCCTGCCTCTAAAATTAATTTAATCGCAAAGTCAGTGCCTGCTTTACCTTGTGCTTTAGCATCTTCTAGGTGCATAAACTGAATCATCGCTGCCTCTTGAGTATAGAGGGTATTTAATTGTGCAGTAGTAAGTCTTGAGTTTCTTTTACTCTGTGGTATTTCTGGATACGCACCTTCTTCTCTGTATTCTTGAAGTGCATCATAAAAATCTTGACACTGCTCAATCTGTTCTTTTAACTCATTGGCATCCCATCCAAACTCATCACACATCTCCCTGAGTGCAGCATTACTAGATCCGTATGTACCAAGCAGTATATAAACCTTCCTAAGTCTTCTAGGCCACTGTTTCCAAGCAGGTAGTACCTTGAGTACCCTTTTCTCAATAGCAGTAAACCCTGTACCTATTCTGGCAATGATCTCTTGTACATTAACTGGCATATCTTTTTCTTCTCCCCTCTCTTTTTAAATTAGTCTTAGCAGTAGATACTCTTAGATTAGATCTCTTGTTATTCCTAGGATTATTATCTTTATGATCTGCGTGCTTACCATCACCTACCTTTAGACCAAGCATTCTTCTTGCAGCATTACGACTGGCTCTTTCCTTTGCTCTATTGGGCCTATTCTTCTTCTCCCACGCCAACTCTTTTTTATAATCTCTTTTTCCATTGGTCATAAATGGCATTAGAGTTCCAACCTCTCAATAAACACCGGAGTATTTTCTCCCATGTATGCACCATAGACATTGTAATCCATGTATTCTTGAGCATCATCGGGACTTAACCCTTGATCCGTCAGGATCTCGATACATTTTGATTTATCGTACACTGCCATAAATTTAGAGAATTGTTGACCAATACCTATAAACGCATCATCAAACCCATCAGCTAATAGTATTTCCATATCCGGGTATTCTTCATGTATTTTATTAGATAGTGTCATATTGTAATCTCAACGCTCTGAGAGGTATACATATATATAATACATACCCCACTACGTCTATCGGCGTATTATTGCCAGTCAATAAAAATTAATCGATAGCCAATTATATATTATTGTCAAGTCAATTATAACACATATTAGTTAATATGTCAAGCTGAGAGAGAGAAAGAAAGCCCTTGACATATATATAAATATAGTATATACTTAGATCATTATCTAATTAATAATTAATATTATTAATATTATTAATATATTAAATATAATAAATTATATAAATAATACTTGACAATATTAAAAAAGTTTGATAAGATAATAAAAGAGATTAACAAAGTTACTTAATCAAATAGTTAAGAACTCTTTAAAGAAAAGCTTCTATAAGCACTGCTAAGCAGATAATTAGAAAAAGATACTTGACAACTGAGAGAGAGAGTGATATAATAATCTCAAGAAGATTAAATAAAACTAAATAAAAATAGTCAGAACCAGACTAGCAAAACGGGAGTTGAGACCATGAGCAGATATTGTTTATTACTCAACAGATGGGTCAAACCTAGAACTTGCAATCGTAAGCACGATAGCGTTGAGTGTGTAGCCCATACTGAAGAGAGAAGATTTAATATGCTATGTACTGTTGGCAATGATATGCCATACAAAGCAAAGCAGAAACGGGGATCAGGTAGTGGAGTTGTACCAAACTTTACACCATACGGAAAACCAATATACAACTAAATAATATTATATCATGGTCTTGACTTGAGAGAGAGAGTGTGGTAATATATAATAAAGCTTAGAGATCAGTAAGCTTGTAAAAATAAAAGTTCGGTTAGAGAGTGAGATTGATCGCATCAGATGTTAAACGCAAGTTGACGTAGATTGCTCTGCAGTCGGTCACACTCTCACACATAACAACAATGAAAGGATACGTTATGAAAGTACAGAAAAGAGACATACCTCTGAACGCTAAGAGTAAGGTAGGATACTATTACATTGGCGAGATTGGTAAACATAAAGAGTTATTAGATGGTATAGCTTGGAGATTGCCAAGACTATTCGACTCAATAGACAAGATGGATATTACATATGAATATATGGTAAGTAGCACTTTTTGGAAAGAGTCAATCAATGACTACATAAGAAAAGAGTTACAAGATATAGAAAGACATAAAGAGTTGAAAGGATTGAAATAAAAATGATTACAACAATAAATGAAAATGATTTTATCCAAGCATTTAAAGACATGGGAAGAGATGACCAATTCAGTTATGAAGGATTACAAAATTTATTCGCATATTATGAAGAGTACGAAGACTCAACAGGCGAACAAATTGAATTAGATGTAATTGCAATATGCTGTGATTGGACAGAATACCAAAGTGAATACGAATTGGTTAATGCTTATGATATGAGTATAAAAGGTGGGCTTGATGAAATCAAAGAAAAGACAACAGTATTAAAAGTCAAAAATCATTACCTAGTAATAGATTTTTAATAAAAATAAATCAAAAAGAGAGGATTAAAATGAAAGTTAAAATAAGTGAAAATAGTAATGCTTTGATAGATGACAAGATATATTTCTTTGCAACTAAAGAAGAGAAAAAAATTGCTAATGAAAGAGATATTGTTATTGATAAATTGATAGCAATACAAGACAAGCTGGGACACGCTTGTATGAGAGATATGAAGTGGACTAATCTGAGGTTTAAGTTAATGGATATGGAAAGAGAATTGAAGAAGACTTGTGGATACTTAAGCCCTGAAAAATCAATTGAATTTGAACAAGGTGGAGCAATTACAGAAGACGATATTATAAAACAATGAAAACAATAAAACCAAAAACAAAAAAAGAAATAGAAGATTACTTGGAAGATCTAGGTAATAAGTTAAACCAAATGGCTATGGAATATATTGAAGATCATCAAGGAAAATATAAAAATAAAACTTTTAAAGATGCACTTGATGAGGCTTACAAAATATTGTATAGACAGGCTACAAGACAAGGTGGTTGGTTTCATCATTGGTATGACAAGTATCAGTTATATGAAAAAAAATTAAATAATAAAAAAAAGGAGAAATAAAAATGAAAGAAACAAAAAGTGACGTAAAATGGAGATCTGTTGTAAGACATAAAAATTTTATAGAAAATCTTTTTATTGACAATAGAATGCGTCTAACAAAACAAGTGGATAAATTACATGAAAGTAACAGCACTAATTACAACTCAATAGTAATTAATGATATTAAAAACACTATTAAAAGTATTGAAAAATATAATAAAAAATTATATTTAGCAAATTTAAAAACTAATTATGAAATAAATAAAGATAATATTTTATAAACAAGAAAGGAGTAAAAATGAAAGAGTATGAGATTGAGATACACATTACAGCAAGAAAAAAAGTAAAGATCAAGGCTCACACAGAAGTACAAGCAATCGCAAGTGCTGAAGTAGATGTTGCTGAAATGCTAATGCAAGATGAAGAGTCAGGCAGAAATAAATATGTAGGTGCTGAAGTACAGATACCTGCAGAAACATATGAACTAGAATGGGAGCAAGAATGATTGAGTATTCTTACAAGCAAATTTGCAGGGAGTGTGTAATGTTTGGGGAATGTAGGGATTGCGATAATTGTAATGGTGTAGGTCATACCGAAAGCACTTCGGTTGAATTACCTGATGATGCTTACGACATAGTAAAGGAGCAAGAATGAATATAAAGAAAAAATATAAATGCACAGAATGTGGTAGTAAAAATGTATTTTACTCAATCATTGTGGATCAAAAACAAAATCAATTTGGTGGAGTTGATTTAGGGTATTGTTATGACTGCCCAGATGATATTTCAAATGAAAAACTTTTAGAGGAGCAAGAATGAGTGATCTATCTAAGCTAACAATTTATAGAGTTCAGTATTGGGATGAAGAAACCAATGAGGTCTATGAACTTACTCATAAAGCAGATGTAGTAGAAGTTGATGCAGAAGAAGTGATGAGTGTATTTACCTCTGACGGAATTGAAACAACTGATGAATTAATAAAACTAGGAATGATGAGAAAGGAGCAAGAATGAAAGATAGTGGATGGATAAAGATAAAAGACTTTGATAATAGTCATCAAGAATTATTAGAAGATTTTACAGATGTGCTTGATGAAATGGGGATAAAAGTTTCTTGGGATACTGATACTAAATTGTGGCGTGATAATGGTTATGATGCAGTAGTATACATAGAAAGAAAGGAGCAAGAATGATTTGGTACAAGATAACTGAACGCAATGGTAATTATGAGTACACTCATAGATACTTTATGGAAGGAGATATTGAAGAGTATGAAGGCACGAGAGAACAAGATGAGATTATCTTAAAACATTTTTATGGAGTAGAGTCACTTAATTATGATAGGACTGATAGAGCATGGTGGTTGCATGGAGAATGTTTGGTAAGTGTAGATGGAGTTGCAGAGTATGATGATGATGCACAAGCGTTGCATAAAATTTTAAATAAAAAACTAAACGGATTACTATAGAAAGGAGTAAAGATGTACGGAGTTGAGAACTCACACTTCAAGTTTTATGAAACTGACAAGTTCATAGATGAAGTATTGAAAGAGCAGAGTCCAATAGACAAGCTCAATCAAGCAAACGCACAGCAGTTCAACAGAATTATGACTGAGATAGCTGCTGAAAAATTAACATAACAATAGAAAGGAAAAGAAATGACAGAAAAATATTACAAAGATAAAACAAGATGGAGATGGAAAGATTGGAAAGTAAACTTTGAAATTACACATATTGACGGAGAGGTATACACCTTTGAGGAGGATGATTTATCAGAGTCTGACAGAATAAAACTCATGACCATAATTGAAAACTATCTTAGATACGGAGGAGCAGAAGATGATCGGCCCGATACACCGGACACAGATAGTATCGCAGAAAGAAACTATGAGAACAGGAAAACATAATGGGTAAATACAAAGAAAGCGACTTAGACAAGTACGTTAGAAGCCTCATGGCAGATGAAATAATAGATAACTACAAAGGTGCATGGGCATACGCAACCACTGACCAACTGATTGAAGAATTAGAAATCGTTTACAGATTGGGTGTCAAAGGCGTAGAGAATATGTGGTACGAAGAACTTAAAAGAGAACTTGAAGATCAGAAAGGAGACCATAATGAGTAGAGTATTAACAGATAAAGAATGTCAGTATTTAGCCGAGATTGGAAAGAAAATAATCTTGGCTTTGCATTGCAACATAAATGGTACAGGGCTACCTTGTAGAACTGATAGACTTGCAAGTGTAAAACTAATGAGGGAATACCTAGCAATTCATGATTATGAGCTAAATGAGAATATTTAAAAGACGAGACCCCTAAGTAGAAAGGTTGTTAGTTGATAGGATACACGAGAGGTAGTGCGATATATCACTTGTGAGGAGTTGATACGAGAATAGATATGTAGAATACAGATGTGAAATCCCTAGTAACACAGTAAAAAACACGTTTCGGGTTGGCATGGATTGTTGAAACGCATTATCCCTTCCATGCCAAGAATAATAACTTTAGTTAGAAAGGAGAAAATAATGGATGAAGTAACTTATACATCAAAAGAAGATCACCTATTACATGGTGCGATACTTTTAATAGGATCTTTGGTGGCATCTATAATGGATGATGATTTACATGGAAAAGCTATCTATGATGGCAATCAGCAAATTATCAATGATGCTATTGAGTTTTATAAAAAGCATCGTGAAAAATATCCAAGCCTCACTTGACATATAATTACAAATATGTATAATGAGAGAGTGAGAGAGATTAACTAGCCTAAAGAAAGGAGGTTATATGAGAGTTGATTTTACTGAGATGGCTATCATCACAGGTCAGAAAGAATTAAATGATCTGATGGCTGAACAAAAAAGACAACGCAGTTGCAATCACTCCTATCAAATGTCAATACATGACTTACAGATATTTGTCTGTACCAAGTGTGATGACATGGTAGAAGTTGATGCACATAAAAACGATAACAGATAGAAAAGGAGTAAAAATGTTATTAGTAAAAACAATAATAATCTATAGCGATAAAGATTATTACAATTATGCAATAAATGAGGAATGGGTAGAGGTGGAAAATTACGATTGGCAGCAATTGATTGGGCATTCTGACAAGATGAAAGAGATTGCTAAAAAACTTACAGATAGGTTGTGGGACTTAGAAACATGGGGAGAGGAAGACTATGAACATAATGGGGACTTTAGTAATCGTGGACATCTATGGGAAATGCCAAAAGATTTGGCAGATAATTGGCCATCCGACAAAGTTCTAGTCGGAGCTAGTGGTTCTTGGTATGGGGTATCTGAAGATAAGGTTGATCAGTATAAACAACTTATTAATGTAAAAGACCACGAGTTTAGTGCATTTGAATTAAGGAGATTTAAGTTATGAAAGAAGAATACACAAAAAAAGATCTAAGAAAATATCTTACTTCTGCATTAAAAGAATTAGGTGCTTATGATCGTTTTGCAATTTCTTTTGAAATTTATGACGCAAAATTATCTGATCCTGAATATGAAAATTATTCATGGCGACCATATTTTAAAGAACATGAATTGAAATCTCTTGAGTATGGTCAAGATGTAGGTGGTATGTGTCAATTTTCAGATAGAAAAGGCATGATGGAATGGATGGTTGAGGGAGTAGTTTTAGAAATTCAAAGTTATGAAGATTATAACAGGTGGACTGGTGGCGATGGTATTTGTGATTATTTTTATATTGAATTACCTACTAAGAGTAATCCGAATAAAGAATTAATTAAAGAAAGAGAATGAGGAGAAGAATAAATGAAAAAAGAAATAGAAAAGATGACTAACGAAGAACTTGCTAGTCTACACGCAGAGCTTGTTGAGGCAAAGCGTGAGATAGAAGGTAAGTTAAATCCTATCAAGGTAGCATTGCTACGCAGGATGGATGAGACCGGTGGAGATGCTCTGCCAGTTGAAGGGTTCAATGTGTCAAGGAAGATGACTTGGCAGTATGATCCCAAGAGTTTGATGGCAGCTCTCTACGGAGAGGTCAGGCTTATCTCTGATGAAGAGTTGGCCAAGCTAATCAAACAGATACCACCAATGATGAAAGTTGATGGTACGACTGCAAGGTCTTTGATTAGTAAGTATGGGCTTGGATCTAAAGTCCATGAAGCAATAGAAAAAAATAGGGATGGCAAGTCAGTCATTCTTAAAGTTGAAAGGAGTGATCAATGAATGATCCAAAGGCGTTAATGATGTGGGGAGAGATGGCAAGTCATAGTGGGCTTGCAAAGAACATGAATGCTTACCAAGCAGGCATGATAATACAGGCAGGTTCTGAGCTAGGCTATGGGCCTGCAGCTTCACTGAACTGCTTTTACATAGTCGGTCACAAGGTTACACCACTAGGTCAGACCATGGCTGCTATGATCAAAAAGTCAGGCAAGTACACATACAAGGTGCTCAGGAGCAATGATGAGCTTGCTGAGATTACCTTCATGGAGAAAGATGGAGACAGCTTTCAGGAGCTTGGCACTGTGTCATTCGGTAAGAAAGATGCAGCAATGGCAGGTCTAGGTGGAGATGCTTGGAGAAAATACCCAAGTAATATGTTCTTCTGGAGATGCCTATCCAAAGGTGCTAGGATGTTCTGTGCTGATGCAATGATGGGCATGATATACACACCTGAAGAACTAGCAGACCAACTGCCTCAAGGTGTAGAGGTAAGTATCGATGAAGATACAGGCGATCAAGTGATTGTTGATACTAGAGACAATGTAGTTCCACCTGCACCTCAGATACCTGAGACTGCAAGTGAAGACTTCTCGCAACAGGACAATCATATGCAGGCAATGAGTCAGCCTGCAGATAAATCTACATTTAAAGGGCCTCATAAAGAAATGGTTTTAGAAATAAAAGATGAAAGTAGCATTGAAGAGCTTAAGGCAGCAGGTGTTACTAGAATGTTTACTGAATCTGACTACGGGGAAGTTGTAATGATTGTAGGTAAAAACAAGGGCAAAACTGTAGATGAGTTGCAAGATAGTTACTTTAACTTTTTTAGAAAGGATATTGAAGCTGGCAATTTTGCACCGAATACACTTAAATTCTTCAGAGCAAGATTAGAAAGGATAGATGATAATGGCGAATAAAACAACCAAGAGTAAGATCTGTCCTGAATGTGGTGCAGGTAATACTTACACCAAAGTAAGTGGAGTTGTGGTTTGCAGGACTTGTGGATGGCAATCAGAAGAGGGTGCAATGCTAAAGATGAAAGGCCCTGCACCTGCTGGACCATCAAGAATGAGCAAGTGGTTTCAAGAATTGACTAACACTAGCTTCGTAAACCTAAACTCTTTCAAGAGTATCAATGCTACTTTTGAATTTATATCTGACATAGAGAGAGACTATGCAGGCATAAAGATAGAACAAGAGATTGTGAAGTGGAGAGAGTGGCATGAAGACAATAACAAAACACCAAAGACTTGGAGAACATCTCTGAGGACTTGGCTAAACAAATCAAAGGAAGGACCGGTAAGAAATGGCAGCAGAAAAAATGAAGCCAATAGCAGAATCACTGCAGGCAAGCCAAGAGATGAAGACCCGTTTGCAGACCTTTGAGTATAAAGATAGTTCTAAGATGAGTACATCTGAGGCTATCAAGTATGAAATAGGATACGTTGAAGCTAAGTTGGGTAGGGCACTTACAAGTGCTGAATCTGACACTATGGCTGTTGCTGTAAAAAAAGAAAGAAGGGGAGTAGAGTGCATACATTGTGACGATATGGGGTGGCTTGGTACAGATGTAGGCACTGACCACCCTGAGTTCGGTAAATATAAAAAGTGCAACAAATGTCCAGTCGTTGATGACTCTAACACTGTAAACACTATGCTAAGAGTAGCAGGATTACCTCCAAGGCCTATGAAATTAGCAGAGTTTATGGCAAGTAGACAACCAAACTTAAATGCTGAGAATCAAGCAAGGAAAGCCAAAGATGAGGTTACTCGCTGGGTTTCCAGTGGTTCTCCTTTGCTAGTGGCTATTACAGGCCCTACAGGGTGTGGTAAATCACATCTTGCACAGGGTGCTGCAGTTCTACTAGCAGAGACAGGCAAGAATGTTTGGTACTTGCCCGGTGCAGAGTTTTCACAACAGGCGAGGGGAGATCAGGTAAATACCTTTAAGAATAGAGTCATGAACATTCCGTATCTTGTTCTTGACGAGGCTTATGTAAGCTATGATCCTTCAGGGTACATACAGGCAACTGTATCTGAGATACTGTCATATAGATATGATAGGCAACTTCCCTCATTGTTGCTTGGTAATATCATGGATGAAAAGGGTAAGACCAACGAAGAGAAACTATCCAATGTTATCGGCCAACGCTTGACATCAAGACTACTTAGCAAAGATAATGGGATACTACTTTCAATGTGGAAGTGTAAAGATGTCAGAAGACAAAACTAAAAAGCACATACACAAATTCATTTACCCACCACCCAACGGACCAGAATCAATAGGCAAGTGCAAATGTGGAGAGAAGAAACTTGGTTACAACAGTATGGATGGAAGGGGTAGTAGCGTATGGAGAAAAAGAAATGGATAGATCAGTTTGGAAGAACTGGGAACGAAAAGTTGCTGAGTGGTTTGGTGGAGATGCAGTGAATGCTAAACGCATACCTGTAACCGGTAGGCAGTCAGGAGATGTGCCTGACGTAGAAACAATTAAGTTTGCCATAGAGGTAAAAGCAGGCAAGGTTGTCAGTTCCAGAACATTAAAAGCAGTAGATCAGGCCAAGAAAGCTGCTGTAGCCACTAATAAGATACCGGTGGTAGTGCAGGTGCATAAAGTCAATAAAAACGTGGCTGTGCCTCTTGTAACGCTTGATTTGGCTACTTTCTTAAAACTTACAGAGGGTATTAGAAAAGAAGAGATGAGGATCAAAAAAAGTCTTGACTCAACTAAAGAGCTAGGCATTTAATTCCAAACTGGCATTCTAAACTGGGAAATTTTGGGAAACTGTCCTTAACTTGTATGGACAATTTAACTTGCATGATTAACATTCTCAAATTATAATAAAGGATCCACACTCCTTTCTTAACTGTGTGGTTACTGTTAATCTCAACTCTCAGTAAAAAAAGAGGACCTGCGTAATTGTAGGTCCTCTTAGTTATTTAGAAAGCTGACTTAATTGAATAGCCAGTTGATTTGAATTTTCAACTTTCTACTTTCATATTACATCTTGAAATCAAATTGGTAAAACTTCTTTCGTTCTTTACTTTTCTCTTTACACTTAGGGCACGTTTCTGCTGTGTCTTCAAAGCTAGTCAGTACCTCAAATGTTTCAGTTTCACAATCATTGTTATTGCATATGTACTCGTAGAGTGGCATTAATCTGCAACAGGCTTAGGTGTTACTTCATTCATACGAACTTCAATATTTCCGTCAACAATCCAATTAGCACTTGTAACTGTGCTTGATATTGTTAAGGCTTTAGTTACGATATTGTTATCGCCACCTATTCTATTAAATGTTACTTCTAGTTCACCAATATCTAGTTTCTTTAAATCGCAAGTTCCACCAGTTGATACAATGTTTTCTAACTTTAATTCATTTACATAAGTTTTGGTGGCTGTCATAGAATCTAGTGGAGAAATGTGTAGTCGGTCATACA